TTCGGCAATGGACAAGAAGATTCAGGAAGAAGAGGAGCGTTATCAGTGGGCGCTTGGGCAGGTTAAGAAGTCCATTAGCGAGGTTGATGGCGAGACGTTTGCTTCCGCTTCGCAGGTTCAGGCGGACGCTGAGAAGAAGCTTGAGTATTGGCGCTGGAAGAAGCAGAGCACGATTGAGCAGTCGGAGGCACCACCGAAAGCTGACCCGCGTGTTGTTGATTACGCTAACCGGTGGATGGAGCGCAACAAGTGGTACAACCCGAATGGCGGGGATACGGATAGCGAGATTGCGCGGGTAATTGATGCTCAATTGGCTCGAGAGAATTACGACCCAACTTCTGAAGAATATTGGGAAGAACTTGATTCCCGATTGAGAGAAAGATTGCCAAACAAACAAAAACGTCCAAAAAGTGTTGTTACTGGATCGGAAAGGGAAGTTTCTCCTGCAAGGGATGGTAATTCCTTTTATTTAAGTCCAGAGCGAGTTAGGGCAATGAAAGACGCTGGTTTTTGGGATGATCCCAAGCAACGCGCTCGAATGATTAAACATTATGCGGACTGGAATCGCAGCAATCGGGAAAATGCATAAAATGGATGCTAGAATTAAGAAACCGTTATCTCTTGGCGGCCGCGAAACTCGTGCTAGCGAGGACGCTTCAAGGGCTCCTGTAGAGGAGAAGTTCATGTCAGCGCAAGAACGTCGAAAGATGTGGAGCGACGAGTGGACACAGACCGCGCTACCAAAAGTGCCTGAACTTGCGGGATGGCATCTTTGCTGGCTTTCGACAACAAACAGTTACGACAGTATTGATAAGCGGATGCGACTTGGATATGTTCCCGTGATGGCGGATGAGTTTCCAGGATTCGATAATTACCGCGTAAAAGCTGGAGAGCAGATCGGTCACATTGCTTGCAATGAGATGGTTTTGTATAAGCTTCCAATGGATGTTTATCAGGACTTGATGTTGCATATGCATCATGAGTTGCCCAACGACGAGGCGGATAAGATCCGAGTCCAAGTTGAGAATATTCAGGGTGCAAGGGACAGTTCTGGTAAGAGTTTGGGTCGAGTAGAAGGCGAAGGATTTGGTGAATTTGACCGAAACGTAAAAACGCCCGTATTCCAAGGGTAATTTTTAATTAGGAGTATGCTATGTCAGCAACTAGTGCTCCGTTCGGCCTGCGCCCGGCGTTCCATCCTTCTGGTCTGGATCGCGCTCAAGCGTTGGCAAACGGTATTGCGTCGGCTTATAGTTCCGACATTCTCAAAGGGGCTCCGGTCAAGCAGGACACGAGTGGAAACATCGTCGCCGCTGCTGCCTCGGATGCAATTCTTGGTGCCTTTGCAGGCGTAGAGTGGACTGATACAACGGGTCGCCGTCGTGTCAACAACTACTGGCCAGCGAACACCGCTTACCAAACCGGATCTTGTGTCACTTATTTCTACAGCGATCCAAACATCGTTTACGAAATCCAGTCTGACGCAACGATTACTCAGGCTTCCATCGGTGACGAGTACAACTTCTCGGGCAACACCGGCTTTACAGTGACCAGCGGTTCCACGACCACTGGCTTGTCTAGCTGTGCTCTAGGCGTTTCTACCGCTGCTGGCGCTCTGGGAACTGGCGTGATGCGTGTTGTTGATATTTCGCCTGGCGTTGACAATGCATGGGGTGACTCATACGTCGTCGTGCGGGTTCAGATCTCCAAGCACCAGTACGCTTCTATCAACGTGTCGTCGAATGCGGCGTCCACTGCGGCCTACCCGGCTGCGCTGTAATAGGAGGACTGAATCATGGCAGCCCCAATGCGTAGTACTGACTTTAGAAGCATCGTTGAGCCTATCCTCAATGAGTGCTTCGATGGAGTCTATGATCAACGTACCGATGAATGGTCGCGTGTTTTCCGCGAGCAGAACGGTATCCCCCGTAACTATCACGAAGAGCCAGTCCTTTACGGTTTTGGCGCAGCACCACAACTGCCTGACGGGACTCCGGTTTCGTATCAGCAGGGTGGCGTGCTTTTCCTCAAGCGCTATGTTTACAACGTGTATGGCTTGGCCTTCGCGTTGACCAAAGTGCTGGTTGAAGACGGCGACCATATCCGTATCGGTCAGGTGTATTCGCGTCACCTTGCTCAGTCCTTGATTGAGACCAAAGAGACGCTCTCTGCAAACGTGCTTAACCGTGCGTTTAACTCGTCCTACGCTGGCGGTGACGGTGTTGCCCTTAACTCGGCATCACACCCAATCGCTACTGGTACGTTTAGCAACCTGCTGTCAACCGCGGCAAACCTGTCGCAGACCTCTCTCGAGCAGATGTTGATCCAAATCCGTCAGGCTGTGGACAACAATCAGAAGAAGATCCGCTTGGTTCCACGTCAACTCGTCGTGGCTCCTGGTAACGTCTTCCAGGCTGAAGTCCTGCTTAAGAGCGTCCTGCGTTCGGGCAACGCCAACAACGACATCAACCCAATCAAGTCAATTGGCTTGCTTGACGAGGGTGCCGCTGTTCTTTCCCGTCTGACCAATCCTTCCGCATGGTGGGTGCAGACCGACGCTCCAGAGGGCATGAAGCTCCTGATGCGTCGTAAGCTTGAGAAGACGATGGAAGGGGATTTTGAGACCGATTCGATGCGCTACAAGGCAACTGAGCGTTACGACGTTGGCTTCACGGATCCTCGTGCAATGTACGGAACTCCTGGCGTTTAAGTAGCGCTAGGCAGGGGGGCGGTTCAAGAGGCCTCCCCCCTTTTTTGTTTAACTGGTCAAGCTTTTCAAGGAGAAGACCATGCCTCAGTTCAGCGATGATTTGTTTCTCGGTCCTGCCCAGACGTTTATGGGTACAGGAAACCGTCCTTACACCACAATTTTTACTGGCTCGATGTCTTCTACGACATTGACCGTGACTGCGATGTTGCAGGGCGCGCCTATCGTTATCGGTATGTATGTTGACGGTTCAAGCGTAACCGATGGCACATACATCACCGGGTTCGGCACAGGCACTGGTGGTATTGGTACTTACACCATCAACCAATCGGTGACGGCTTCGAGCACCACGATGTACGCGCATGGCAACATTGCGTTTGATGATCCGTCGCCAATGGATTTGGGGATTGGGCCATTGGGTCGCGTCTACATTTGGGACGTCATCCCCCAAGCTGCTGTAACCAACAACATTGCCGCATCGCAAACTGCTGCTGGCGCTGGCGCTGTGACTTTGACTGCTGGCACGTCTGCTAAGTCTGTTGTTCGCAATGATGGCACAACTGCAATTCAATTGGATCTGCCCCGCGCTATTAAGGTGAATTGCTCAACAACCGCTCGTGCATTCACGATTAACGGTTACGACTACTTCGGCCAGGCAATGAGTGAAGTTATCACTGTTGCTACCGCCGCTACTGCTGTAACTGGCAAAAAGGCGTTCTACCAAGTCACTAGCGCAACGATTGCCGGTTCTGCAACTGCTGTTGTGATCGGAACAAGTGATGTTCTAGGGTTGCCGGTTCGCGTGTTTAACGTGGCTTATGTCACTAGTGTCAAGAGCAACAGCACATTGGCGCAAGACGCCGGTACTTTTGTTGCCGCTGACATGGCTACCGCCACAACTACCACTGGTGATGTTCGCGGCACCTACGCGCCTGCTACAGCTTCGGACGGTACCGTTCGTACTGTGATGACGATTGCGCTGCCAGGAATCGCTGTTGGCCCCAATGCAACCCGTGTTGGCGCGCTGGGCGTCACTCAGGCATAAGGAGTAATGAATCATGCGTGAATTTAAACCGATGGTCAAGATGGAGACGACCGAGCCTACGGTTGAGCTAAAACTCAAGAAAGGCGGCGCGGTCAAGAAGATGGCTCAAGGTGGCATGCCAATGGGTTCTGCCGTGGGCAATCCAATGGGTGGGATGATGCCGAGTATGCCTCCTAAGAAACCATCTTTGGCGGCTCGTCGTCGTGCAATGATGGCCAGGGGCGCTGCTGGTGTTCCTGCTGGCACGGCTGCTGGCGTGATGATGGCTGAAGGCGGTGCAAGCGATGTTGCCCAAGACAAGGCAATGTTGAAGAAGGCGTTCAAGCAGCATGACGTGCAAGAGCATCCTGGCGGAAAGGGGACCAAGCTCAAGCTGGCTGCTGGTGGTGTTGCGAAGAGCAATGCTGGTGGTTACGCGACTGGCGGCGTGGTCAACGGGCAGGGCGGTTTCCGCAAAGGCGGTGCCGTAAAAAAGTTTGCTGAGGGCGGCCGTGTGCAAGACGACGGTGGTCCTCAGAAGATGAAGCAGGGCAACAAGCCAGTTCCTCCTCCCGTTTCAATCAACCAACTCTCTGGCACCTATAAAGAGGGCGGAGAGGTTTCTTCTGGCAAGGCGAAGTCTGATCCAAACAAAGACTTCTATCGCCGGATGGAAGAAGAGAACAAGGCTGATGCTAAGTCGGCTCGTGATGCTCTTATGTATATCCCCCGCAAGATTCGTGATGCTGGGAAGTCTGTGGTTGATGCGTTCAAGAACGAAGGTTCGGTTACGGATACCGAGCGTGAAGTTAGTCGGACGGTAACTCCGGCGAAGAAGCGCGGCGGCTTGGTCTGTTAATGATGGGGGCTCCGGCCCCTGTCTTTATTGGAGTAAATAATGGCTGATGCAGTAACAAGTCAAACGCTTCTTGACGGTGAGCGTCTTGCAATCATGAAATTTACAAACATTAGTGATGGCACTGGTGAAACCGCTGTGACTAAGGTGAATGTGGCAAACCTTGCGTCAAGTAACTCTGGAAAAGCCTGTACTGGAGTAACTGTAACAAAAATTACTTCTGTTTGTCATGGACTTGAGGTCCGAATGTATTGGGATGCAACAACGGATGTTCCATTTTTTTTAGCCACTGTAAACACGAATTACGAAAACGATTTTTATAACATCGGCGGCATTACAAATAACGCTGGAACCGGTAAAAACGGAAATATTGTTTTTAGTACCTCGGACGCGTCTTCGGGCGACACTTATACTGTAGTGCTCGAAATGGTTAAATCATACTCTTAATCATGCCTACCAAATCCCCAGCCCAAGAGCGGCTTATGCAGGCCGTTGCACATAGCCCAAAGTTTGCCAAGAAGGTTGGCATTCCGGTAAAGGTTGGCAAAGAGTTCACGGCCAAAGAGGGTGGGCTTTATGCGAACATTCACGCAAAACAGGAACGCATTGCTGAGGGTAGCGGCGAGAAGATGCGTAAACCGGGTTCTCCTGGCGCTCCTACTGCTAAAGCCTTTAAAGAGTCAGCCAAGACCGTGAAGATGAAGGATGGTGGCCCTAGCTTGGCCATAGGGCGCGGAGAAAAGCTCCCAGCAAGCCAAGGAGCGGGTTTGACGGCCAAGGGTAGGGCTAAGTACAACCGCGAGACTGGAAGCGATCTGAAGGCTCCGCAGCCGGGCGGAGGGGCAAGGCGTGACTCGTTCTGTGCAAGGATGGGCCCTACCGCAGAGAAGAGTGAGAAAGGGAGTCGTGCTCGAGCCTCAATGCAGCGTTGGAATTGTCCGGGGTGGTAGATGGCTTATAGCGGAACCGTTGGAACAACCGTAATCAATGTTCAGAAGCTGATTGATCACGGGGCTCGTCGTGCCGGGAAGCTGGCTGAGGAGCTTACGGTTGAGCAGGTTAATTCTGCTAGGGAATCCCTTTACTTTATGTTGTCCCATACGATTAATATGGGCATCAACTATTGGGCAATTCAGAAAAAAGTTATTGGCCTTATTGCCAACAAGTCAACATACACGTTGCCAATTGGAGCAAACGATGTATTGAACGCTTTATATCGAAAGATGAACCGCCCGGAAGGTGCGTACTCTTCAACTTCGGGGATAGCGATTAATGCGTTTGACGGGAATATCGCGACATCTTGCACTCAGACTTCTGCGAATGGAAACATCTCAATTTATTACAACTCCCCGGTCTACGTTGGCTCAGTCGGAGTATTACCAGCGGTTTCTGCAAGCATCACGGTTGTATTTGAGTATTCCACCGATGGAATTACGTGGAGTACGCTCTACTCGCCAGGGCAAACGACGTGGGTTGACGGGGAATGGCTCTGGTATGACATTTCTGCGGGACAAAACGTCCAGTATTACAGAATGCGAGCGACAAACGGCGGAACTTTAAACGTCCGAGAGTTGTTTTTTGGGAATAATTCAACAGAAATCACGATGGCTAGGCTAAATCGTGATGACTATACAAATTTACCCAATAAAAACTTCACTGCCAATCAGCCATTTCAGTATTGGCTGAACAAAACAGTTCCTCAGTTGGAAATGAACCTGTGGCCAGTGCCCAGCGATACGTTTATTCAGATGACGATATGGTATTCGCGTCAGATTATGGATGTTGGGGCGCTAACAGACGAAATTGAGATGCCACAGAGGTGGTATTTGGCTGTTGTGAACCTGCTTGCCCACCAAATGGCAATGGAACTGCCTGGAGTTGAACCGTCTAGGATTCAATATCTTGAGGCACAGGCAAAAGAATCATTCATGCTTGCGGAGCAAGAGGAGAGGGATAAGTCGCCAATCCAGCTAGCGCCTAATATTGCCGTTTATACTAGGTAATATATGCCTGTATATCTTGACACAAGAGGGCAGTCAGACCTTTCGATTGCAA